CAGAGGAACAAGTAGAGGAATCTACAGAGGAACAAGTAGAGGAATCTACAGAAGAATAATAATAATTAAAATTAAATAAAATGGCTAAATCAACAAAGGACATTCCTGTCCAAGCAACAATTCAAATCGACGAAAAAATATTAAACAGTATTCGTCAAATCAGACAAACTCAGTCTAGCATACAGCTAGAAATTGGAGCTATGGAGGCTCAAAAACATTTAGCGCTTCATAAGCTGCATGAAGAAGGAGAAAAGCTTCAATCTATTATGATTGAGCTAGAAAAAGAGCACGGAAAAGGAAGTATCAACTTAGATACAGGAGAGCTCACTCTTGATTCCCCTGGTAATGGAAATTCGTAAAATATCAATAGGAGCAGACTACAAGGGTAGCGCTATGCACTACATCTTAGGACAAGATGTTTTGAATGGTAGCCATACTATTCATCTTATTGACTTTGACAAAGACAAAGAATCATATCTTATATATATAGAAAAAGATAATGAGGTTTTTCTTTGGAAGGAATTTAACAAGAATATACCTGTATCCATAGAGTACAACATTTATTTCTAAATGAAATCACCGTATTACTTCATCATTAAACCTGTTGGAGATGAATACGTGAACGAGGTCGAGATAGCTGGGAAGAAGATAATTGTAAATTCAAGTGTAGAGGACCACAAGCACGTAAATCGTCTTGGAGAAATAGTGCATGTCCCTGGCAGATATAAAGGAAATATATCAGTTGGGGATATCATCATTGTACACCATAATATATTCAGGATTTACTATGACATGAAGGGTAGGCCTAAAAAGTCACCAAACTTTTTCAAAGACGGTCTATATTTCATAGACGAAAGTCAGTTTTATCTTTATCATAATGGAGACAGATGGAACTCTGTGGACAACTTCTGCTTTGTTAAACCTATCGACAAAGAAAATTCGTATCTTTATGAGGAGGGCGAAGAGCTCAATACAGGTGTTTTGATTTATGGCAATGACAATCTGAGTAAGCTAGGCGTTAGTGAGGGAGATAAAATAAACTTTACAAAAAACAGCGAATATCGTTTTGACGTAGATGGAGAGGTTGTGTATAGAATGAGAACAAATGATATATGCACAGTATTATAGTATGGGTGATATAAAAGAAATAAAAGAAAGAATTATTCAGGCTGGACATGAAGCTGTAAAGCAACTAATCAAGGTTGCTGAAGAGGAGATTATAAAACCAGACCCAGATGATGAGTTGGCAGCAGATAGACTAAAAAACGCTGCAGCAACAAAAAAACTTGCAATATTCGATGCTTTCGAGATTCTAAATCGAATTGAAAACGAAAAGAATATGCTAGAAAACCCAGAAGAGGAAAAGAAAAACTTAACAGGAGGATTTGCAGAAAGAAGGTCTAAATAATGATTTATGCGTAGTTTTAAAGGACTTTATACCATCTAAGGTATTGACATCCAGAAACAGGAAAAAGTCTTTTAAATATGGTTATGACGCAGATTTAGACATTATTGTGATATCTAAGGACGGCATGGTTGGTGATGTCGTTCGCATCAATAGCCTCAACATAGCGCTTCCAAAAAAACCAAAAGAAGTATACAAAAGGGCATCTGACAAGAAAGACCAATATTGGGAAGCTTCAGAATACCCAAAAGCACTAAAACCTTTACAAACTATATTCCAATGGAATGAAATGAACAAGGATTTCAAGGAAACTTGGGTTCCTTATATCGAGAATGAGTTTGACAGAAGGGAAAATGGTTTTTGGTTTATGAACAACGGAAAGCCTGTGTACATAACTGGCACACACTACATGTACTTACAGTGGACAAAGATTGATGTAGGTAAACCAGAATATAGGGAATCAAACAGAGTATTCTTTATATATTGGGAAGCGTGTAAAGCAGATGATAGATGTTACGGAATGTGCTATTTAAAAAACAGACGTTCTGGTTTTTCATTTATGTCCTCTGCTGAAATAGTAAATCAAGCAACAATAACATCAGACTCTAGGTTTGGTATACTATCAAAAACGGGTAGTGATGCTAAAAAAATGTTTACGGATAAAGTTGTGCCTATATCAGTGAACTACCCATTCTTTTTCAAGCCCATACAAGATGGTATGGATAGGCCAAAGTCAGAGCTTGCCTACAGAGTTCCAGCTTCTAAACTCACTAGGAAATCTATATCAAACACCAGCGTTACAAATGACCTGCAAGGATTAGATACTACTATCGACTGGAAAAACACAGGAGACAACAGTTATGATGGGGAAAAACTAGCTTTACTAGTACATGATGAAAGCGGAAAGTGGGAAAAGCCAGATAATATTCTAAACAATTGGCGTGTAACAAAAACTTGTTTACGTTTAGGTAGCAGGGTTATAGGTAAGTGTCTTATGGGTTCTACCTCTAATGCTTTAGACAAAGGAGGAGAAAACTTTAAAAAACTATACTACGACTCAGACCCAACCACACGTAATTCAAATGGGCAAACAAAAAGCGGACTATACAATCTGTTTATTCCAATGGAATGGAATATGGAGGGTTTTATTGATATGTATGGACAGCCAGTTCTTGAAACTCCAGAATCACAGATAATAAGTATAAACGGTGATTATATCAGCCAAAGCGCATTAGAATATTGGCAAAACGAAGTTGATAGTCTTAAAAACGACCCTGATGCGCTAAACGAATATTACAGACAATTTCCTAGAACAGAGTCTCATGCTTTTAGAGATGAATCTAAAAATACCATATTCAACCTTACTAGAATATATGAGCAAATAGACTACAATGATTCTTTTGCTATAAAGTCTACAGTATCAAGAGGTAACTTTCATTGGAGAAATGGTCAAAGAGATACTGAGGTTGTATTCAGTCCAGAGAACAAGGGAAGGTTTTTTCTGTCATGGATTCCTAGTAAGGAGCTAATGAACAATGTTACAGAAAAGAATGGTAGGAAATATCCTGGTAATGCACACATGGGTTCTTTTGGTTGTGACTCTTATGATATATCTGGTACTGTAAATGGAGGGGGTTCTAAAGGGTCTTTACATGGAATGACTAAATTTCATATGGAAGACGGTCCAACGAATATGTTTTTCTTAGAATATATATCAAGACCGCAAACTGCCGAGCTTTTCTACGAAGATGTATTGATGGCTTTACATTTTTATGGTATGCCGATACTAGTAGAAAACAATAAGCCAAGATTATTGTATTATTTAAAAGAAAGAGGATACAGAGCTTTCTCTTTAAATAGACCAGATAAACACAGAAATGTTTTGTCAAAAGCAGAGCGTGAGCTGGGAGGAATACCATCTTCTTCTGCCGTAATCTCTGTACACGCAGAAGGTATAGAGAGTTATATAGAAAACCATGTGGGTGTACTTAGAGACCAAGCCAACATGGATTTTGGAAGCTGCGGTAATATGTTTTTTAATAGGACTTTGCTTGATTGGGCTAACTATGACATAAACAATAGAACGAGGTTTGATGCCACTGTAAGTTCTGGGTTTGCTATTATGGCAAATCAATCACGCAAGAATATAGGACAAGAAAAACGTAATCAAATAAATATTAACTTTGCAAGATACAGTAACAAAGGTTTTGTTAGTGAAATTATTAAATAAATATGATAAATAAGCCAAGATTCAATTCGGGTAGTGGTTTTCCTAATCAATTTGTTCCAGACATCGAGAAGGACACATATGAGTATGGACTTCGAGTAGGTCATGCTATTGAGTCTGAGTGGTTTTCACGAGACTACGGAAGTAGTATGTATGGCGAAATACGTTCTGAGTTTCTAACCAGACGTTTGTATGCTAGAGGAGAACAGCCAGTAGATAAATATAAAAACGAGTTAGCCGTAAACGGTGACTTATCTTACCTCAACTTAGATTGGACGCCTGTTCCGATTATCCCTAAGTTTGTTGATGTCGTGGTCAATGGTATTCAAAATAGGCTTCTAGATGTTAAAGTAGAAGCTGTAGACGATTTGTCTTCTATGAAGAGGCAGATGTTTAGAAGGGAGATGCACACAGACATGCTTGGAAAAGACCTTTTGCAAAAAGTAAAGGCAGAAACGGGTGTTGATGCATTTAACATAAAAGAAGAAATTGTTCCTGACTCTGAAGAAGAGTTAAATCTATATATGGATTTAAGGTACAAACAAGCCATAGAAGTTGCTGAAGAATCAGCCATCAAAACTCTTATGGAGATAAACGAATATGATGAGATAAAAAGACGTGTAGATGAAGATAATGTTGTTTTAGGTATATCTGCACTCAAGCATTCTTTTGATGTTCATGACGGAGTCAGGATAGATTATGTTGACCCAGTGAATTTTGTTTATTCACCCACAGAAGACCCAAATTTCAGGGATTGTTATTATTTTGGGGAGTTAAAATCAGTTCATGTAACTGAAATAAAAAAGATAAATCCAAGTCTTACTCAGGAAGATATAGAAGAAATATCTAAGCTTGCTAGTAGATTCGATGGTTATAGAAGCACACAAAATTTGCAAAGCCAAAGCGGCCTTGATAAGGCAAATGTATCCTTACTTTATTTTTGTTATAAAACAGACAAGGAAATAGTATACAAGGTTAAAGACACTTCAAATGGCGGAAAGAAAGCACTAAAAAAGGATGGTTCATTTAACCCTCCAGAAGGAGAACAGGAAAGATTTAAAAAAGTATCAAGAAGAATAGATGTTTGGTATGAGGGGGTTCTAGTAATGGGCACAAATCATTTACTAAAATGGGAGCTTATGCAGAATATGGTTAGACCTAAATCTTCATTTCAAAGAACTATACCTCCTTATATTGTTTCTTCTATTAAAATGTCTAAAGGCAACATAGATTCTTTGGTTAAAAGAATGATACCTTTTGCAGACCAAATACAACTTACTCATTTAAAATTACAGCAAGTAGTTGCTAAAATGATTCCAGATGGTGTGTTTATTGACGCAGATGGATTGAATAGTGTAGATTTAGGTAATGGAGCTTCATACAATCCATCAGAAGCATTGTCTATGTATTTCCAAACAGGTAGTGTTATAGGGAGAAGTTACACTGAGGACGGAGATTTCAACAATGCTAGAGTGCCTATTCAAGAGCTTACTAGCAGTGGTTCAAATGCCAAGATACAGAGTTTGATTAATATGTATAATTATCAACTCAACATG